TACGTTCCGCAGCGGCAATTGCGCGGTCTATTTCGGTGTACGGGGCAGGGAACGGCGTCTCTTCGCCAGGCTTTCCACCAGCCGCCGCGATGCTCACAGCCCGCAGACCCTTGATGGCGTGCAAGATTTCGCGGAGCATTGTCGCGGATAGGTCGAACTCGCTGATGCGGGGTGACCAGGGCTCGGCATCATCCGGGGTATTGAGCCGCAGCTCGGCGAGTGTCGCGGCGGCTTCCGGGTCGTTAGCTACAGCCTCGTTGAGCCTGCAAGCGGTGGGCAGTCCGTCGATGAAATCGAGCAGGGCAACCCACCGCCCACTGGCGTACCATGCCGCGAGATCGACGCCGTAAACCTGCATCAGGTCACCACGGATTTCGCGACGGTAGCGCCGGATTAGCTCGCGGAGGCGGTACCTTCCCCCGCGTCGCCCCACACGCCCTGGTAGTAGTTCATGACGGCGTAGAAGACGGGCTTGATCTTGCGGAGAGTGGGGTATTCTCCGCTTAGCGCCTCGTAGTCCTCCTCGCTAAGCCACTTCTTGAGTAGCGGCGAGATCTTTCCCTCGCGGGCCGCCTGGTTCATCTGATCCAAGAAGTCCTCGGCCTCCTCGATGGGCAGGTCGAAGATGTCCGGGAACGTAACAAGCTTGCCGGACTTCAGCGGGTACATTGCCGGGTCCTGATTGACTTCCGCCTCGACGGGGACGCGCTTGATGTTGCCGAGCGGCTTGTCGTTGTTCTTTACTGCCATGGTGTTACCTCCGGGTGTGAGGGTTGGGTGGGGTTACTTGCGGGACTTGGGTTCGGCGGCCGGCGCGGCGGTTGGCGTGGCGTCGGCCTCGCGGACAGCCGCGGTCTTCGCCTTCTGCTCTGTGAAACCGTCGCGGCGAAGCTCAGCCGCCTCGGACGGAAGGGCGGTCTCGATGACGAGGCCATCCTTGATGAAACGGGGCATTGGAACTCCTCAAAAGTTGCCGGGTGTGAATGGGTACGGTGCGCGGCGCCACACCCGGAGAGCGCCGCGCACCGCGATTGAGGGACTACGGCTGGGTGGCGCTGAAGCCAAGGACGTCCTTGTACTTCAGGGCCCCGGTACCGCCGAGGTAGTGACGGACGGGCGTGCCTGTTTCCTCGTCCACGAAGACGTCGAGGGTGAGGTCGCTCTTGACCGGGTCGGAGCCGCCCCATGCTTCCTCCCCGGAGTCGGCCAGCTTCACGGATCCGTAGCCCTTGCCCATGACCCAGTTCTCACTGGCCGGCCCGTCGTTGCCGAGGATGAGCAGCTTGTACTCTTCACCGGAGGGCAGGTCGACCTCGTCGAAGACGATCTCGCCGGACGTCGCATCCTGGGTGACGGCGGACAGGTCCTGGCCGTACTTCAGCTCGAGGATGTGGCGGCGGCCGTGCTCCAGCGGAGTGAACACCACCTGGCGGGCGACCTTGGTGATGTCGGAGCGGGCCGGCGTCGCATAGCCGAGCGCATCGACATCTTCCTTGGTGATGGAGCGGGAGAACTTGTAGCCGTCCGGGGTGACGATCCCGACCGGCTTCCAGCCGAGCGCCTTGAGGTCGATCAGACCGCCGCCTGCGGCGAAGATGCTCTCCGGCAGTTCGACATCGGATTTGCCGAGGAAAGCGACGGCCCGCTGGACCTTCCGGATCAGCTTGCGCTCGTCGGCCTCAGCCTGAGTGGTTGCAAAAGTAGGCATAGCGAATAGACCCCTTCCAGGGCTCAGAGTGTTGTTGAATCCCCGAACGGGGCTTAGATCGGCCGGCTCGTGACCAGGAACGTCGCGACGGCCTTGTTGAGCGTGTCCGACTGGTAGGGGACGTCTTCTGGGTCGACGTCCACCTCGATCTTGTCGATGTATCCGGACGGGGTTTCGATGTCGTCACCGCAGATGGATGACGAGATCGACTCGAGCGTGTTTACCGCTTCCTGGCCTGGCGCGTATACCTCGATGGTTCGACGATCCACGCGATCAACGAATCCGGTCTTGCCGCCCGGGGCGCCGTAGATGAGTGCCACTGGGAACGGGCCTTGGAGTGCGCCGTACTCGTCGGCTGGCAGTTGGTAGACCGCCCGCACCGATTCACCCAAGTGCCGTGCCCCGTTGACCAGATCGAAGAGAGCATCGCGGGTGTCCGGGAAAACGAGTGCTTCGATCACTTGCCCCTGCTTTCCATGGACTCGGCAACGCGGTTCAGGATCGCATCCCGGGTGTCTCTCCAGTCAGGTCGAGTCTCGCGGACGATGGCACCGGCCCGGCGCTCGTTTGCCCAGCCGGCCAGCACAGTCGCGGATGAGGCACTGTACTCACCACGCCCCACCGCTTCCGCGTTGCCAGCCAGCCGTTGCCCTGCGGCCAAGGTGGCTTCACCGACTGCAGCCGAGGTGCCAAACTCGCGGAGTCCCGAATCGTCGGCCCGATAGTTGCGTGAGCCTCGGACTCTTTGCAGCGCCATCAGGACATCACCAGCCCGAGTTCCCAGCCGTAGGGCCATTCACCGGGACGCCCATCAACCGACCACGTCCCAGCCATGCGCTTGCCGGCGGGGACTCGGATGCGGTCAGCAGGCAGGAAAGTGAAGCCCGGGTCACGGTAAAGGACGGCCGTCGAGCTTGTGACGTCGGATCGGTCTACCGGGTCTGATGTTGCCCGCACCCCGACGATGCAGTCCTTGACGGGGATTTCCTTGACCGGAAGCGGGTTGCCTTTCGCATCACGGCCACCACCTCGGAGCACAACGACATCAGTCCGCCAGGAAGGTGGAAACCTCGAAACGACTCCCATGTCAGCCTCCCGGATGAATCGTCCATGCCTGCCGGCGGGGTCTGGACTTACCCAGCAACCTCTTATCGGCGGCCGTTAAGTAAAGGTCCCCATCCGGGTTACGCAGCTTGCCGCCCATGGAGAACGGGCCCGTGCCGAACTGGAACGACTCGAAGCCTGCAGTCGGCTCGTCCTCGCTCACGTCCATTGCGCGCTTGACCATTCGGCTGACGACGAGCCTCGGAATGTCCGGGTCGATGCCGCCAGCCTCGACCGAAGCGGCAAGGCGTTGGTCGAGGTCCGGGTAGTTGCCCCGAACCTCGACCGACGCCTCATGGAGCTTGTGCTCGGCGGTTGCCTCTACGTCGGCGGGGAGATCAGGCCAGTGCAGCTTCAGGTCGGCCAGAGTTGCATAATCGCTGGCCACCGGGACTACTTCCGGGGCCGGCCCCGGCGGGCCGGGGCAGGCTTAGTGAAGTCCAGACTCTCGTCGGCGGGCTCCGAGTCGGAGGCGCCATCCTCTTCAGCGGTTTCCTCTGGAACCGCTTCGGATTTCTCGCCGTCTGGCTCGCCTTCAGGATCCGCCCCAGGAACGAGGCAATGCTCTCCCACTCGGCCAACGGCCCAGTCCGGCAGATCGTCGCCCGGCGCCAGGACGACGAGTTCGCCGGCCTCGCCCCAGATCGACACGTGGGTGTTCAAAGTACGCGACATGCGTTCTCCTTTCGGGCCAAGCGGCGGTGGGCTGTTCAGCCCACCGCCGACACAGCTACAGGACGGTGGCGGCCAGCGTCAGGTTGGTGTTCGCCGGCACCGGCAGAGCGATGGCCGAAGCCTTCGTCCACAGGCCGACCGGATCCTTGTCCGAGTAGGAGCCGACGACGACGCCGGGCGCCTCGGTGGCGTCGATGCCGTAGTCGGAGTCCAGAGCCTCAGCCGTGACGCCCCAGAGGGTTTCGCCGAGCTTCCGGTCGGCCGGGGGCAGGAACAGCACCTTCTTGGGGTCGAGGATCGACTTCGCGGAGCCGTCGTCGCCCTCCACCTGCGCTTCGTAGGTGCTGAGCGGCGGGAGGCCGAACGACTGCAGCAGTGCGTTGATCGCGTCGATCGTGACGATCTGCTGGGTCGAACCTGCGGGAAGGGTCATCGACCGGATCGATGCGTTGCGCATCAGCGAGGACTGGACGTCCTGGCTGGTGAGCGTCGCACCAGGGCGGACACCGTTGGTGGCGACGTAGACCTTCTGCCATGCGAGCAGGTCGTCAATCGGGTTGGACCCGTCGACGTTCCACTTCGTGGCTGCGGTCTGCGTGTGGGTCGCCTTCCGGCCGAAATCGGCTTCGAGGGTGAGGCCGTTCTCGGACAGGGTTACCTTGCCCTCGGTGAGCGCCTGGCCACGGGCGACCTCAACGCGGGCGTGGATGCCACGGGCCAGGTCGACGGCGTCGTTCAGGATCGCGTCCACGATGCCGGAATCGAGCTTCCGCATCTTCAGCCGGTCGTACTCGGACAGCCGGCGCTTCTCCGAGATCGGAGGCAGCTCGCCGCTGATGCGGTCGATCCCCCGGCGGCCGGAGATCGGGGACTCGGTGTCCCAGGCCCGGTACTTGGCGACGCGGGCGAGGCCGCCACCGCCAACCGTGGCCCGGAAGTCGATGTCGTCGGTCTCCACGTCCGGCAGGAACGCGGAGAGGCCGAAGGCGTTCTGCGGCAGGTCGGCCAGTGCCTCGCGGACGTATCCGGTCAGCTCCGTGGGAGTGATGTACTCGCTGGAAAGAACAAGAGCCATGGTGCGCCTCCTTAGGCGAAGATGATCCGGCCGGCGGCAGAGGTCTGCCCATCGGCGTCGACGGATACGGGCAGCTTGGCGGCGATCACTCGGCCGTGCTCAAGCAGCGCGGCGCCCACAGGCGTCGCGGAGTCGGCAGGTGCGGAGACCGCCGTGAAGAGGAAGCCGGCCAGCGGCTTAGTGGTCGCCCACAGACCGTACTTGCCGTTACCGAGCTTCTGCAGCGGCAGGCCCGACTTCAGGAATCCTGCCGGGTAGTGATCGGCCTTGGTGAACGTCGAAACGTCCAGGGTGATGCTCTGCGCGGCGCTCGTACCGTGCGCAGATCCAAGCCAGGACTGATCGTCCTGACCGAAAGACGCCCGCTTGATAGCGATGTCCATGGTCCCTCCTAAGGGGAAAGTAGGTTACTTCTTCTTGTTGCGGCTTGCGTACAGGTCGCGGCCGGCAGCGATGGAACCACCCGCCGCGTTGTTGTCGCCGGCGCGGTGTCCGGACCCGGGGACAGGGTCCGGCTTCGGAGCTTTCCCCTCGGCCTTCGCGTAGAGCTCGGAGATCTTCTTGGCCGACGCGAGGTAAGAGGCCTCGTCCGTACCGGTTACCAGATCCTGGTATTCCGCCGGCACGGGGTGCGTAGCCAGCGCCGTCAGCCGGGCGTTGGTCTTCTCCAAGTTCCGGGCTCGCTCTTCCGCCTCGGCGGCCTTTTGATTGGCCCGCTCGATGTCGGAAAGCTTCGCGTCCTCGGCCGCCTTGATCTTGGCCTCGGCGTCCGCGGCACGCTTCTCGGCTGCTTCCCGAGCCTCGCGCTCGGCCTTCAGCGCCTTGATGCCGCCTTCTCCGAGCTTCTCGTCGGCCGCCTTGGCCGCAGCAGCGTCGGCTGCGGCTTTGGCCTCGGCATCAGCGGCCGCCTTCGCGGCAGCCTCTTCGTCCGTCTCCATAACGGCGTCGCCGAAGGTTTTCCGGTGGAACGCCATCAGCGCAGTGAGTCCGCCGGGGGCGGTGATATCGATGCCGTGGGGGAACTGCTTGGTCATGGGAAAGCTCCTTCTTGAATGCCGCGTCGCACGGCGATAAACCCTGCCCGCGTCGCACGGAAGGGAAACTAGTGGGTATGCACGCCGTCAGTGACGCGGTGAGGGAATTCGCGTCGGAGCGCGGCGGCAATCTCCTTCATGTCTCCAGAGCCGGCGGAGTCGCGGGCCACGGAGTACATGTCGTAGAAGTCGTCCGGGAGGTAGCCCGGCGGGTAGTCGTCACCGCGCCGCAAGGGCACGGCCTGGCAGTCGCAGAGGCCGTGGTACTTGGAACCATCTGCTCGGTGGGAGGCTGACTTTTCGGAGAGGTATACGGCGTCCCTGGAGGCCAGAATCAGGCACCACGAACAGGTTTTCGGCCCGGTTGGCACTCGGGCCCAGAGCGCGCCTTCGCGTCGGGCGTTCCAGACGATGGTGTCGCGGCCGTGCTGCTTCACGTATTTGTCAGTCGCCACTTTGAGGGCGCCGAGCATGGCGGCAGGTTCCGGGGACCATAGCTGGCCAGCCAGATACCGGACTTTCTTCTCGACGCGGTCCGCGGTGATCGACGCGGCCGCCGGGGCAGTTACGCGAAACGATCCCGCGGCCCCCGCCCGGAGTTCGTTGTACCAGTCCATGGCCAGCACTTCGGCCACCTGCCCGTACTGCGCAACCAGCACGGGCAGGAACTCCAGCAGGGCGTCACGCACAGCCTCCGGCCGGGACAAATCGAGCGCTGCGAAGTATGCGGCCAACTCGTCCGAAACCCGGGCCGATAGCTCCGAGGTAGCCGAGCGGTACCGTTCGATCGAAGCGCGGTCCACCACGGCTAAGCGCCCTCACGGATCGTGATCGGGTTACCAGGGATGAACTTGACCCCAGCGAGTCCGACCTGCTCGGCCGCCGAGTCTGCATCTACGCCGGCGCGCCGAAGCGTGCCCAGTGCGCCTGCCTTCGCAGCGAGCAGTTGAGCCTGCTTTAGCTGCTCATCCACCGGGCTCGCCGCGCCGTCACTGAAAACGGGGGCGTTCGACGACTTCGCAGCCGCCAGCAGTGTGTCCAGGCGGCTCGCTCCCGCCTGGTTCTTGCGGTACGTGTTCATCCGCTCGATCTGGCCCTTGTCCAGCCCGTAGACCTCCATGGCAACCTCAGGGTCACCGTCGGGGAACGTTTGGGTGAACTTCAGACCAGCGTCAGCCTGGGCCGACTTTGATGCCGTGCCTGGGTCCATGAAGTGGGCCCGCAACCCGCGCAGCTCCCTCTCCATCATCGGCGTCCAAGCACCGTGCCGCACAGACAGCACGTTGCGGGCCAGATCGACGCGTGACATGCCGATGCTGGGAAGTTCCGCCTCGACCACCGAAACGAGGTCAGCCTCGTTCGCCCGGATCGCATCTGCCGACGAAGGGTTGTCATGGATGATGCCGAGATAGCCCACGGGAATCGACGTCTCGCTGGAGACCATGAGCCCGATCGTCCGAAGCATGTCACCGTGCGGCTGCATGGTCGCCTGCGCGAGCTGCTGCAGCGTCGGCTTGACCAGGTCACCGGTCTCTTCATCGCGTGTCGCGGGAAGCGCCCAGACGCCGCCGATAAGGGCATCGAGGGGCGAGATGCGTTTGCCGTTCGCGTCGGTGAAGTGCTCTTCCTCGGCACCCAGGAGCGCACGCTGCGGCCCGGAGTAGAACTCGGCGTTGACTTCCTGCCGGAGCAGGGTCCGCACAGCCATGTCGGTGAAGCCCATCAGTGGGCGGCTGATCCTCGAATACCCGAACGGGCGGTCAAGGGCCCGGCCCCACACGTAGGGGGTGCACGTGACGCGGCCGGGGATGCCCTCGTAGCGCTCCGTGATCAGCCACGCCCGGTCATGGTACTGGACACGGAACGTTTCGCCCGGCAGGTACAGGAGCGCCTCCCAGCGCCCAACCACTTCGAGCGCCATCGTCACCCGGTTAGTGCGTGCGTCGATCTCTGCCGTGGCTTCAAGGGCCGTGCGGGCAGCGACGATCACGTCAGACTCGCCCCGGCCCGTGTCCCCGGGGGTGACAAAGACGAATGACACTGAATGCTGCAGTGACGCCTCGATGGCCATCCGCTCCACCGCGGCGAAGTGGTTGTCCCCGAAGACTTCTTCAAGGTCGTCCAGCATCGATGATGCCCGGCCCAGCGTGAACCCGTCCGGACGGATACGGCGGGCCGGCACCTTCACGGCCTTGCTCGCCCAGCCGATAGCGACCTGGAAGTCCTGCATGTGAGGCGGAATCGAAAAGCCGATCTTGTCCAGTTTCTTCTTCGAGTCGTGATACGACGTCCGAAGCCGGTTCCGGTCAGCCTTGCGGCGGATCACCGTGAGCATCCGAGTGAAGGCAGCAGCCTCCGAGACACTCAAGGGGCGTACCAGCTCCTGACCTGCCAAGCGGGCCACCTCCTAAAAAACGATTGCGCCGCGAACCTTCTTTTCAGAAGCCTTCGGAATTCGGCGTGCGAACTTCATCGCGCCATAGTGGGCGCAGGTCACGGCCACTGTCGGAGCCAAATCAACGTCAAGGTTCGCCCGGTTCCACTTGAACGAGCCGGGGCGGTTCTTGATCGGGTCCTGCGTGGTGTTCTTCGCGGAATTGTCGAGGTGTTCCTGGGCGAAGTGTGTGACGGCGGGGTGCTTCTCAACGGCCTCATGCAAACCAGCGCACGCCTGCGTGTACTCGTGCGCGCCGAGGATGAAGACCTTCATCTTCTTCCGCTTCAAATGCGCTTCGAGCAGGTCGCGGGCGGGGGAGTATGCGTCGATGACCACCGGGATGCGGCGCTTACACCGCTCCCACAGCCACTCCACAAGCGCCGTCGTCCCGCGCTCGTCGAACGGGGCGTCAGCAGCCAGCTCGAGGTGGATATCGTCGCCCTCAGCGAAGGTCGAGACTCCGATGGAGACCTTCGTGCGCTCCGGGTTCATGTCCACGCCGTACGCCGCGACCGGCCACTCAGGATCCGGGTCGTCGATGGCCCGCTCGTCCCACTTCGTGAACGCCAGCTTCCCGGCAACCGAGGGCGTGGGCCACATGTTCAGCCGCTCGCGGGCAAACGACCGCGGGGAGAACTTGTGGTGCTCCGTCTCAACCGTCCGGAACTTGATGCGGCCGCCAAGGGCAGGGTTAGCCTCCGCCCAGTGCGTCCGGTCGGCCGTGAATACCCGCAACTCCTGCTCGGTCATTTTGTCGACGTCGCCGGCTGGGGAGTGTTCCACCCACGCTGAGCGCTTGTCGGCGCCGGTGACCGCAGCGTTCCGGACCCGCACGAAAGGTTCACCGCGCTCCGACAAATCCTTCGGGGGAGTGCCCATGTAGATCGTGATCGGATCACCAGACGGGGCCGCCGAAGTAGTGGGCTCCAGAGCTTCCTGCTCGTCTTCCTCGTACTCCTGCCCCTCGTCGATCACCAGGACGTCGAAGGAACTACCGCGGCCGGCGCCACCGGTACGGGCGCCGAGCTCGATCAGCCCGCCATTGTGGAGCTCGATGGCCTCCTGGCCATTGGTCCTGCGGATCTCCTTGACCAGGGCGTTCAGCTCGGGGAACTTGGCGTGAGGGTCGTTGACCTTCGTGCCGAAGAAGTGCATGAGGCGCTTGAATGCCTTGCGCGCCGAACTCAGCAGGTGCGAGGTGTGCAGGATCTTCAGGTTCAGCGCCACCATCAGGTAGAGCTCAACGATCTCCAGCGCGCCGTTCTTGCCGTTCTGTCTGGGCACACTCAAGCCCCACGTCGAAGAAACCCAGCCGGCATCATCCGTGCGGAGCCACGCCCGCACCACCTCCGCCTGCCACGGATCAGCGACGTGCTCGTAGCCCTCCGCGAACTCAATGGCCAGCTCAGCGTGCTTCATGCTGTAACCGCGAGGCGACGGCGCCGTGTTGAAGCGTGCGACCTGCGAACCGATCAGCACGCCGCACCACCTAGCCGTTCAGTTTCTGAGCCAACCTCTGCAACGGGGACACATTGTCCGGGAGAACCGCTGGGACAGGCGCTGGAGCCGCGGCCGCATTCGAGTCAGCGGGGGCGAGTTTCGCGAGGATGTTGGCCAACGCCGTTGCCTGCTGCCGAGCCTCAGCCAACGGCGCCTGGAACTTCACCTCGACGCTGTACGGCCCGTCCTCTTCGCTCGGGAAATCCAGCCGGAACTGCATCAAGTTCAGGACACCCTTGCCCTGAATGATGTTGTCCAACTCATCCAGACGGTCGGCCAGGCGCGCAGACTCCAGCACCAGCGCATTCCGCGGGACGTCAGTGGTGGCCATCGCCAGCCAGATAGCTTGGCCGCGCTCGCCGAGACCCGGGGGAACTTCCACAGCGGACCTCCTAGAGGGTGAGCTTGTTTCCCGTCACCGCGATGTACCGGCCGGCAGAGTAGAACTCGATGTTGCGGCCGTCCCTGATTCGGCGGCCAGGACCCTCCGGAGCTTCCACGAAGACGTGGGCACCTTCTCCGGACTGGGACACCTCGATCAGCAGCGGATCACGGATGTCGGCGATCGCTTCCCGGGCCCATCCCGCCAGCTCGCCGTCGACGATGCAGTGGTCAAAGTCCCACGCGGCGATACCGTCGCCGAGGCAGTAACCCAGACCAGCGCCAGCCGCAGACGCCGCGGCCGTCGCAAACGACGACCACGTCCGAGGATCCGTGCACGACGCCGCCCGACCAGTAACCGTCAGCGGCCGCTTATCAGCAGCGCGCCGAACCCACCGATCACGACCTGTCATCGCCGCAGGAAACGCCGGCAGACGCTTCGCGGCCCGGTGCGCGTACACGCGGCATTTCGACGTGCAGAACTTCGCGCCCTGGCGCGGGAGGTGCATCGGCCCACCGCAGTACCCGCACGTCGTAGAGGTCATGCCACAAGTTTACCAAGCTGTAACGGATAAACCTAGTAAACATAAGGGGTTGCGGCCGGGTTGGAAAATGGGCCCCGCCGCCCACGAGAGCAAATTCGACCGAGGTCAAAAAGCCCTACAAGCAGGCGGCGCGGCAGTCACAGAAGCTCCCAGCCCCGCGGAAAAGCATCCCAGCGCCCACCGAGGCGAGCTCGGGGGGATATTTTTCGCTATGCCTGGGGAGCGAGGCGCGGGGGCAGGGGGAGGGTCATACCCCCACCCCCAGGCCGGGGCTGGGAGCGGCCTCGACCGCACAATGTCAGTGTTCTAAGGCAAGATTGAGGGGTGCATATTTTCATAGATGACTCGGGCGACGGTGGCTTGAAGTTTGAGTCTGGGTCGAGCAGTCATCTGGTCATGGCGGCGTGCGTCTTTCGCGAACCGGCGGACATTGAGGCCCTGAAGTCGAGGATGACTGCGTGCGCGCATATGAACGGGCACAGGGTGGAGTTCAAGTACTCGAAGACCAAGGAGCGTCTCAAGGACTGCTTCTTTGCGTGTACCTCGGATGTCAACTACAGCATCAGGGCGATCAGTGTCGACAAGAGCAAGCTTTACAGTGCGAAGTTGAGGGAGAGTCCCAGCGCCCTCAAGAGCTATGCGATCCGCATGCTTCTATCGAGGGGCTTCGGTACGATCAGGGACGCCAAGGTCATCATCGACGGCCAGGACACGAAAGCTTTCGGCATTGCGGACACGGCCTACCTGATGCGCATGGCTAATTCCGAGCGCCCGGGGACCATTCGGGAAGTGTCTTTCGCCGATTCGAAGCAGAACGTGGGTATCCAGCTTGCGGATATGGTGGCGGGGGCGATCCAGAAGGGCGTTCGTACGCACAAGCCCTCTGACCCCAAACACCTCAGTATCATTCGTCCTCGCAGCTACCAGCCGAGGGGAACGCTGTGGCATTTCCCGGGTGTTGGGTGGAGGGGATAAAGGGCGACCCGCCGTTCTAGCCAATAGGCACGCGCTCCATACGGAGACTATTCAAACGGCGGGTCTCGGTGGCTCAACTCTGTCACACCGCTATCCACAACACAAGCCCCATTTCCACAGGTATTCCACAGGTTTATCCACAGTGCGTGCCGGGCGGGCGCCGCCGATGACTACCAGTGCCTGCTGGTCTTGAGCGGCTTGGCGGCTAGGACGGTCGCGGTTCTGGGTGCTGGACGGTTGCCTTTGGACTGATTGCACCGTCGGCAGCACACGCGGAGGTTTTCGAGCTTGTCTTGACCGCCGTTGGCATGAGCGTGGACGTGGTCGGGCTCTGCACTGGCTGGGGTCCTGCTGGTCTCGTAGTCGAGCTTGACGAGGCAGTAGGGGCAGCGGTCGATGCCTTGCGCTTGTGCGAGGTGGAGTGCACGCTTCCGGACTTTCTTCCACGTGCTGGTGCCGGTACGCGAGGTGGCCATCGCTCAGTCGTGAGCCCAGACTCTCTTGGTCATCAGGGCATGGTCCAGTACCTTCTGATCGATGTGGCTGATGTCGGTGTTGATCACGATCCGCCGTGGCATGCGCATGGAGTCATCGACCGCTCGTTCTGCCTTGAGACGCTTCTTTCGGATAACTGCGTTGCGCATCGGTTAGCCTCCGTTTCGCGTGAAGCCGATTGGCTTGGTTCGGTATGTACCGCCCGTCATCGTCGTCGATGCTGCGCTCGCTGTATCCGGCGTGGAGTTCTGGGCGGGATGTGTAGGAGTGGGCATGTTCGGCCTGTGATTGTCCTGCGCCTTCAGGGCCGAAGTCAGCGGGCTCGCTCATGGCCGCGGCTGAGGCTTCGAGCCAGGCACAGATGGCGCGGTAGAGGCGCATGGGGTGGCCTTTCTATTCGCGTAACCTATGGCGAGTGGGAACTCTCGATATCGCAGGCATGGTTCGGTCCACCGGGATGAAGCAGGCTGACATCGCCCGTGCTCTGGACGTCAACGTTTCAACGATCAGGCGTTGGGCCAGCGGCAACAGCACACCAAGCGATGATCATGTCGAGCAGCTGCGGCAGCTATGTGGCCCAAGCAGGAGTCTCGGCGCCTTCGATGCCAGGAAGTCAGTGGATGTGGATCTGTCGGCCGTCAGTAGCAGTGCCTTGATTGAGGAGTTGGCTAGACGGGCGAGGGGCGGAACGTTGCGGGACGGGGTGCCTGTCACTCTGAGTGACTGACTTCCTTCCGGCGTCTTGTGCTGGTGATCTACTTGCGAGGCCGCGGTCCGTCTGGAGTTTGCCGGCGTGCGTTCGATCAGTGGGTAGTGCCTGAATCGAACCGACCTCGCTGGGGATCAAACCCGGCCCGTCACCAGATGGGCTATCTACCCGTGCAGCGCTGTTACGGGCGCTTCCCGGATGTGTTGGTCATCACCCTGGCGCCGGTCGCGTGGGGATCGGCCGGCGCCAGCTCTTGGCAACAAAAAAGCCGCCCGGTTAGGAGCGGCTGTATTTCGAGACTTGTGGCCTCGACGGGACTCAGACTACCTGCACTTCAGTCACTTCGGCAACACGGGTCTTGGGCGTGTCGGCGGCTGCCCGGAGCCATTTGAGGTTGTCACCGTTCCATTCGGCGCCGCACCCGTCGCATTTGGCTGTCCAGGCGGCTGGGGGCGCGATGGCTTCTGCCTCGTCGTCCCAGTAGTGGACGCCGATGCATGGTTCCCGTTCGGGTCCGTGGAAGCGTTGGGAGCAGGCCGGGCATGGGATTGATGGGCGCCATGGTGGGCGTTTGGCTTCGAGCATGTCGCGGATCTTGTTGATCCAGTCGAGCGTCTTCCCCTCGAGGTAGTCCTGCCACTCGGTGGACTGGATGGACGCCCACGAAGTGATGAGGTCAACGAGGGTGCCCTGGTATTCGCGGCCTGTCATTTCGAAGTGTTCGTTGAGGGCTTCGGCTTTGATGTCGTTCTCGATCTTCACGGCTTGAGAGTTGACGATCATCCCGGCCCCGCCCGATCCTCCGCCGATGGCTCCGAGGTTGGACCGGCATGCGGCCCTGAGCTCGACGAGCAGCGGCGGCTTGGACACGAGCGCGCCGTCTACGAGCGCCAGGTGCTCGCGGGTGAGCTGGTGGATGTGGTCATTCAGGCTCACGCGTCCTCCCACGGCCCGGGCTGGCTGGCGGCGCGGCGCTTGATGAGGCGGGCCGGCTCATCCTCCTCGTCGCACATCGTCTTGTAGTCGAGCGCGCTCTGCTTGCTGATCATTGACCTGCTACCCCATTTGTTGGCGACTCCCCATTCGGTCGCCGCGGGCTCGGGCTGCTCGCGAGCGGCTTCCAATGCGTCTGCCTGGTGCTGGAGGAAGTCGCGCTGCATGGCCTTGCCGTGCCAGCCGCAGATGCAGTGCTGGTGGAGGTCGCGGTGGCCGGTGTCGGGCTGGTGGGCTTTGAGTACTTCGATCATGGCTGCTCCTGGGTGATGGTGAGATTGGCGCCGGGGAGGTCGTCGGTCCATGCTTTGCGGATGTTCCAGTGGGTGATGCGGGCGTCGTCGGTGATGACTTTGGATTTCGTGAGGGCGTCCCCGATGGCGCGTTGGAGTTTGTCAAGGTCGGGCGGGCCGGCGGGTGCGGTCTTGAACTTGGTGGTGCTCGGTCTGCGGAGGCTGATGGTGCCGGTGACGGTCACGGGTCCGTCCCATGTGGCCCAGCCGGGACCGGTGGCGAGCCGGGCAGCTGCTTCGACCGCGGCCCGCCAGGCGGGTAGCTTCTCATCCATTTCGACGAGGACGACTTTCTTACCGCGGATGAAGGCCTTCTTGCTGCCCTGCGTTGCGGGGGCGCCGTGGACGATGATGTGGACGGGCTCTTTCATGGCGTCCCCTGTGTCTGGTGTTCGGCGAGGATTAGCTCGTGCGGCCCGAACCAGAGCAGCGAGGCATCGAGGCCGGTGACGGCGAACGGGAAGTGCTGGGTCTTGTCGACGTCCACGACAGTGCCGACGGCGTCGAAGTGGCGTCCGGGGCTCGCGATGACTCGAACGGGGTCGCCTAGCTTGAATTTCATTGGTCTCCCTCAATGAGTGAAGCCGCCTCGTCTGGGGCGGCCTCGTGGTGTTTTCCGATGTGGGTTTGTGGGCGGATCCCGGCTTTGACGTCGGCCCAGCAGGATCTGCAGTTGTGGGCTTCTTGGCCGATGTGGTCTTCGCAGGGTTCGGGTCGCGGCAGTTGGGCTCTTGCTGCTTCGGGCCAGTGCGGGCCGGGGTGGAAGATCGGCGCCGGGGTCTGGCAGCTTTTCTCCATTGCCTTGGTCGTGGCGGCGATGGTCAGGGCGCCCAGGCTGGGGACGTCGCGGTGCTTGTCGATGAGTGACATCAGCGAAGCGACGGGCCAGTCTGGTCGGATCTCGTGGAGCAGGTACGCGATGGCTCGTCCTTGCTGGTCCGTGATGATCAAATTGGGATTCCTTTCAAGCCAAAAATCCGCGCCCTGGTGAGTTAAGAAACAGACTTGGTTGGCACGATTAGGTGTAGGTGTGAAGGTGCAGGTGTTAGGTGCAGGTGTTACCGATGCCTTTCAAGACCCCTTCGGTAAACCCTTTTGCGATGCTGGACGGAACCCTTTACCGAACCCTTTCTGGAACCCTTTCTGGATGGGTTAGGAAGCGTCGTCGGATACCATTTCGCGGGGGTTTATGGACCTACTCGCTAAGGCATCCTTGAGGGCCGCCCAGCTGGTCCATTCAGGGTTCTCGGTCTTCAGCCGGTGGAGCTCGTGAACGACTACGCCGCGGATCGTGCGGGACGATACGGAGGCGTAGGCCTTCGCCACGGCCGCGCCCATGTTCCGCTGCTTCAGGAGCCCATCCGAGCGCATAAACGAGCGGACCAGCACCTCTTCCGTGTCTTCATCCGGCACGATGTAAACGCCGTCGATGAGTTCTTGGGCGGCCGATTCGAGGACCTCCAGGGTGAGGCCCTTCGCCTTCGGGACAATCCGTTTGGGGCGCCAGTCCACGACGCCACAGTGGCTCAAATCGGCGTGGGTGGATAGGTGGATGAACAGCCACTGGGCCATGGGGGACAGGTCAAGGAAGTCATCATCAACCCAGATGCTCACCTTGATCTGCCCGTACTGCCTAGCCATTGTGGGTCCTTTCTGGCCTCGGAGCCGTACTGTCCGTGACGGCTGCCATAATTGGCGGATGGGAAATTTTTCGAAGGTGTACACGCTGAGCTTTTCCGACGACGACAGCCGGGGTTTCAACCAGACGCTGGGGGAGTTGAGGGAGTTCGTTGAACACGCTCAAGCCCACGGTGCCGAGGATTCGGACATGATCTTCCCCGAGCTGGAGCGCGAAGTGGACATCGTCGGCATGAGCATCCACATCAACCCGAACGTTCCCTAAGGCGCCGTTCACGCCGCCACAATCGACCCGGACCCAGCGAGTGACAGCGCTGCGACGATGAACAGGTCGCGGGCTGCAGGCGGGTTACTGCGGCTGGTTGGTGCATGGTGGTTCCTTTCGGGCACGAAAAAAGCCGCCACGGTGGACGGCTTATCTCGGGGTGTTTCGTCGGTTAGGCGGCGACGTGGGTCCACGTCTTGCCGGTGTTGATCATGGTGATTGTGGCGCGGACAACGCCGTAGCTTGCGGCAATGTCCTTGTGCATCTCGCCAGCCGCAAGCATCCGCTTGATGTTGATCACCTGCTGCTCGTTGAGGCGCGCCTCGCGACGTTCGCTCCCGCGTGGCAGCCGGTCCCGCTCTTTGGCGTCGTCCATGTTCTCAGCGTCCGTGCCGGGTCGCAGGTGGGCAGGGTTGACGCAGGGCGGGTTATCGCAGGCGTGCAGGACGTGCCGGTTGGTGATGTCCATGCCGGCGAGCTCGGCGCTGTACCGGTGAGCCTTGACCGCGGGGCCGCTACGCTGCCCGGCCGGACGCAGGACGCCATAGCCGTGATCGTTCGTCGCGGTTCGCCTGCTGCATGTGATGCTGCAGCTCGGTCAGGATTTCTTGCCGCTCAAGCAGTGCAGTGCTCATTTGGTGTCTTTCTGGTCGATTCGGGTCTTCGCCTCAGCGGCGATAGCTTCGGGGTCGAGGCCACGTTCGGTGGCCCACTGCCACAGCACTTCGGGGTAGTAGTCGCCGCCTTCGAGCCTGTCGTCGAGTGCCGCGGCCATAGTGTCGGCCCATGCCCGGTTGTAGCCCTGCACTTCGATGAGGACGTCGGCTATGACGGTGTCCAGAAGGTATGCGAAGAGGTGCATGTTGCCGCGGAGGAGACGGCGCTCCTTGGCCGCCTCGTCCTCGTCGCCGGGGCGGTCGCTAAGGGCCGTGGTGAAGTACTCCAGCTGCGCGATGCCCTCTTCGAGGCTGCGACGGATCAGAATGTCCGCGGTGATTACTGGTGCCGGGAACTCGGCGGGCAGCATTTCCTGACCTACAATCTCGACCGCCATCAGAGACGCACCGGCATGAGGAGGTGGCGGAGGCCGTCGTGGCCGCCGACGAGTGCGGGCTTCTTGATGTTGTCCTGGAAGCCGAGAACAACCTCCGTCGCCGGGGTGACGGAGAGGGACCATGCGAGGTAGGCGGGGTTGAACGCGACCTGCACGTCGTCGCCGCTGACCAGGCACTGGATCGTTTCGGTTCCGGTCGCGTCCTCGCCCGTGCCGGCGTCGACGGTCATAGCCCCGTCCTTAGTGGTGAACCGGACCGGGGTGTTGCGTTCGGCGACGAGAGCGACCCTGGCCAGCACTTCGGCGAACTCTGCCCGATCCACGGTCACGTCCGTTTCGGTGACATCCGGGAAGAGGGCTTTGATCTTGGGGAAGTCCCCATCGAGGAGGATCGCAGTGGTTGCCCGGTTGCCCGTGCGGATTCCGACGAGGTTCCCGTCGGCGAGGAATGAGGCCTCCCCGGCCAGCGTCTTGACGACGTCGGTGAGCCAGGCGGCGCGGACCAGGAGGTTGACGTCCCCGCCGGAGGGCTGCCACGGGATTGTGACCTCGGCGAGGCGGTACCGGTCGGTGGTGCGCATGGTGAGCTCGTTCCCTTCGGAGACCAGATGCACGCCCATGAGGACCGGGACGGAATCGTCGGTGGAGGCGGCGCCGATGACCTGGCCAACGGCGGCCGCGAACACGTCTCCGTCGATCGTCCCGGCCACCGGCGGCAGGTCGGGCATGGGCGGGAACTCGGAGACGGGCATGGCGGCCATGGTGAAAACGGCGGACCCTGCGGTGAGGGTTGCCCGGCGCTCGTCCACGGTGACGGTCACGGCCTTGCGGCCGAACTTCCGGATGATGTCCGTGAACATGCGCCCCTGCAGCAGGACCGTGCCGGGCTCGGTGACTTCGGCGGCGACCTGGGTGCGGGCGGACTTCTCGTAATCGAAACCGCTGATCCTGAGGCCGCCCTGCTGGGCTTCGATCAGGAGGCCGGACAGGACCGGAACGGGCGGGCGGGGGCTGATGCCCTTGGAAGCGTAAGCTGCGGCATCGGCGAGGGCGTCCGCGGTGAGGGTGAACTTCATGAGGCTCTTCTTTCGGTGTGTGTGGATGATTGGACCCATTGCTGCAGGGCTACTGCGAGTTCGCCGGCGGCGTCTGTGACCTGTATTTGGACGGCGGTGATGTTGCGTTGCGCGGCCTCAGTGTCGCCGCCGTATCGTTGGGCGGCCGCGTGTTCGATGTGCGCCCGCCGTAGCCTGTGGTCCCACGCGTCTTTGATGGCGCGGGCCTCGTCGTACCTGGCTTTCAGCACCTCGGACTCGGTTGCTGGCCGTCGGTTGGGGCGCCGCTCTGTCATGACGCGTCCGGTAGCCCTTCAAGGTCGAAGAGGGTCGGCATGTCCTGTTTGCGCTCTTCGGCTTCGAGGTACTTGACGGAGTCGAGGAAGTAGCCGGGGTTCAGCTCGCTGGATCGCCCCTGCCGGCCGAGCATCAGCGCCCTTAGGGGAACGGTGCCGAGGCCGCCGAACGGGTCGAAGACGGTGTCCCCGGGGTTGGTGTACCGCTCGATGAGCCTGTCCACGATGTCGAACTGCAGTGGGCAGACATGCATCTGGACGTTCCTGCGCTTCTGCTCCCCGTTGAGGGTGAGCATCCGGTTGACGTCATGCCAGACGTCCGGTGCCCATGACCCTGGCATGAGGGACATGAATGTGGCCGGCAGTGCGCCCTTACCTTGGAGCGCTTCACCGATGCGGACGTGGCTCTCGTAGTCGTAGACCTCGGTCAACGTCTGCTCAGTGAAGAGCTTGGAGCGCTGCTCTACGGGGAGGCCTGCGAGCTCGTCAGGGGTGAGGTGCCGGTTACCGCTCGAGCGCCAGTTTGCGTGGGCGTCGACCTGCCAGCGGGCCAGTGAGTAGTCATCCTTCTCCTTGACCACTCGCTCGTCGGCGTAGCCCTTGGATCGGTCGGTCTGGGGCTTGTGGAACAGGAGGATGTATTCGGGGGAGCCGACGCCCATCTTGGTGCCGTCCTTCCGCATCTCCGTGTACCCGAGCCGGTAGGTCTGGTTGTTCTCCCGGACAACATCGGTGACCACGGTGATCATGCCCATGTAGTCGAAGCCGTGCTTCACGCCGTGGAAGAGCGCCTCGGCGTGGAAGGGGCTGACGGTGGGGATGCCGGCGCCGGTCACGTTGCCGAAGTTGATGCGGTCCTTCACGTGGCAGGCGTAGATGCGGCCAGGCTTGAGCACCTTGAGCAGCTGCGGGGTGAGGAAGTCCATCTGGGCCCAGAAGTGGTCGTTGTCGTCGGTGTGCCCGAAGTCGCTGTAGTCCGGGGTGTACTCGTAGTGGTTGGAGAACGGGATGGACGTGACGATCATGTCTACGGAGTTCTCGTCCATGTGGTTCGTGGTTTCGTCAACGCAGTCGTTGTTGGCTAGGGTCCAGCCTTCCCCGGAAGCTTCGACGCGTTCGACGCCCATGGTGCGGGTCAGGGCCTCGGTGATGGAGTTCCGGGACAGCCCGTACTTCTTGATGATGTCCGTCATGGTTGATGTCAGCTCTCTGTGCTGGGCCCATTTGCATTTGAGGGAGGTGACGACTTCACCCTCGGATTCGGCGTGGATGAGGTGCACCGTGCAGGGCCGTGTCTGGCCGAATCGTTGGATGCGGTGGCAGGCCTGGATGGTGTCGTTGAACTTGTAGGTGACGCCGGCGAAGATCGCCTCGTTTGCCTGCTGCAGGTTGAGGCCTTGGCCGAGCATCACGGGCTTCCCGATAAGGGCGTAGGTTTCCCGGTCCCGCCACTGGTCGAGTCGTCGCTCAGCCTCGTCGGTGTCCAAGGATCCGTGGACGCTGGAGTAGCTGATCCCAGCCGCCTTGAGTGCCGCCTCGATCGCGCTCTGTTCGTCGTTCAGGTCGCACCAGAGGATGATCTGCCCGTCGTTACTGGCGTGGTGGTCGGCGACCATCTCCATGAGCTTCCCGATGCGGGCAGGGAGGCTGTCACGCTTCTCCTTGGCCACGCCCTGAAGGTCTTTTGCGCCGCCCCGGAATAGCCGTGCCTGGCCGTCGCGGTCCACCCCTGCGGTGGTGTGGTCGACCGGCACTTCCACCCAGTCGATGTGTAGCGGGGGCAGGTCGTAGCCCTCGTCCGAGTAGCCGAGGTCGGAGGGCTTCTGGAGGAAGATCGACCAGCTGTTCAGCCACATGAAGAACTCGTCCCGCTTGTGCGGGTAGAGCGTGAGGTTGTTTGCCTGGGTGGAGTCGCGCTGGAACCACCGGGTGAGTGCCTGGCCGGTGTCCATGACGCCGAGGAATCCGGCGTAGTGGATGAGTTCCTTGTACCGGTTGGGCGAGGGTGTTGCGGTGGCGACGAACCGGTACGCTACGTCGGCGAAGAGGCTGAGGAAGGTCTGGTAGGTCTTGGAGCCGAAGCTGCGCAACACCCCGGCCTCGTCCAGGCTGACCGCGGTGAACTCGTTGACGTCTAGTTTCCCGTCGCGGACGGTCTCGTAGTTGGTGATATAGATGCCGTCGCCGTCGATGTCCTCAGCCCGACGGATGAACCGGACCTCGATGTCGAGTTTGCGGCCGTCGCGGATGAACTCGCCGCGCACCCCGAGCGGGGCAATGATCAGGGCCCGGCCGCCGGCGTGCGCCAGGGTGAGCCGGAGGGTCTCCAACTGCATGATGGACTTGCCCATGCCGAACGCTGCGAAGATCGCCCGTCGGCCGCCCTCGACTGCCCAACGGACGATGTCGCGCTGGTGGTCTTTCAGGATGGGGTTAACGGCCGTCGCGGGGACGGGTTGGCCGTAGTCGCGTTCGAAGTCAGCCTTCGCCTTCAGGAACTCGGTGTAGTCGCTCATCGGTCCTCTTTCGGGTACGAAAAAGGCCGCCTTGGGGCGGCCTTGGTGGGTGTTCGTGCGGAGCGCATGATGTTCCGGACCGCGGCTTCCCCTGTGGGGTCACGAACGGTGCGGGTGGCCCTGTGGTTGGCGTCGTCCTGGGCCTGCGCATCCTTGTGGTGTTGGCAGGCGTGCCGGGAGAGGCAGATACCGTGTGGTCCTCGGCAGAGGGCGCAGCAGTTGTCCCTCATGCGACTTCCGCGTCGGGGCGGGCCGTGATGTGGCGTTCGATCATTCCGACGTCGAACTGGGTCCAGTGGACGTCGCCCTCGAGTGCGGACACGTAGACGACGGGTGCCGCCGTGTAGCCGAGTGCCTTGATGAAGTTGAGGGCGGCCTCGTCTTTGGTGACGTCGACCTTGGTGAAGTGGATGTTGTGCTTCTTGAGCTTCCGCTCGGTGGCGTCACATTGGACGCATGACTTCTTGCCGTAGAGGACGACGGCGACACCTTCGCGGGCCTGGAGTTCTTGTGCGTGGTTCATGGTTTCCTTCGGTGTTGCGCGGCGCCCGGCCGGGGCGGTGTCCGGGCGCCGCGGGCATGAAAAAAGCCGCTCGGTGGCGGCTTCTGTGTGGCGGGTGGTTCAGCGCTTCCGTCGCCGAAGTGCCAGGCGCTTGCGCCTGAGATGGTCGATGGCAGAGACGGCGCCGACGACAGCAGCTGAAGCGAGCACGACTACGACGAAAGCAAGAAACAGGCCGAGCACGACGGCGACAGCGGTGAACATCACATTGACCGGATCGAGGGGGGTCATGCGCGGACGGCTCCGTCTTCGATAATGATTCCGCGGCCGTCACCGTCGCCGACCATCTCGATCCAGACCTGGTAGTCGTGTTCCTTGGCCGCGGCTTCCACGAGTGCGAGGTTGTCGGAGTCGAGGAGGGAGCCGTCGGCGATGCGGATGACACGGAGCTTGGGGTTGAGTGCAATGGCCATGGCCAGGGACACGCGCAGCTGCTCAGCCCCGGACGCCTGCTTGAACGGGACGCCGTTGTAGGTGACACCGGTTTCGTCGAAGCCGAGGCCATTGATTGGGAAGGTCGCTGCTTCGAGGCCGGCGGCCTTCTGCATGTCGATCTCGGTGATGGCGTCCGTGAGCGCGGAGGCTTCCTGCTGGGCGAGGATCAGGTCGGCGCGGACCGTCTCGGCGGCCTTGCGCTGGCGGACGGCGACGTTGATAGCCTCCGCCCCATCGACCTGTGCTTCGATCGCGTCCAGGTCGACCTTCTCGGGGGCGGCGTCCAGGCGGGCCTGAGCTTCAAGCAGCTGCTGCTCAGCTTCCTCCAGTTCGCGCCGGACCCGCTCGACCTTGCCCGCCCAGCCGTCACGGGCCGTCCGGGCCACATCGATCGCGTGGTTTACCGCCTGCCCATCGCGGTAGGCATTGACGAGAGCGGAGACGCTCACCTCCTCATCGGGGAGGTCTTCGGCCGGCTCGCCATATTCGGCGGCCCGCGCCGTCAGCTCCTTCACCTTACGGTTCGCCTCGGTGCGGCGTTCGAAGACGTCCTTTCGCTCGGTGGCGAGGTCATCCAGATCGAACGGCAGGTCAACGAGGTTCAGCAGGGTGGCCAGCTGCTCCTTGTCTGAGAGCTGGGTGAAGGCGAGCGGGTCGAGGGAGAGCTTGCCGAGGAGGTCATCCAGCTTGGCCTGCCCCTTGGGGTAGACGGCGCCGTCGGGGGACTTCACCGTGAGCGTTGACCCGGACGCGGTGAATTTGCGAGTGACGATCAGGTCCTCGGTTTCGAGGACGATCTCGGCCCGCTCTTCTCCGTCACGGATAGGCTTCGGAGTCGTCTTGACGTTCACGCCACCGAGTGCGGCGGTGATGCTGTCGAGGACGGAGGTCTTGCCCTGCCCGTTCTTGCCAGCCACGATGACGAGGTTGCCGGCCGGGTCCGGGATGATCTCGGCGGCGGTGAGGCGCTTGTAGTTCGTGGATGCGAGTCGGATGATCTTGCTCATGCGGTGGGCTCCTGCTGGTCGATTTCCTGCACTGCGGCGAGGATTGCTTGGGCTTCTTCGGGGCTGATCTTGTTCGGGTGCGTCCAGTCGGCGCCGATGACCTGGGCGGCGATGGCGAGCAGCTGTTTACTGTCGCCTGTGTGCCCGGCAGCGGTCAGTGCGGCGGTGATCTCCTGCCACTGGGTCCGCCACGGCTCCATCTGCTGGCCGGCGACCGGTGCGGGCGCATCTGGGAGCGGCTGGACCGTGTAGGTGCGCCGGGTGCCGCGAGCGATCGTGATCGGCACGTTCAACGGCTTGTTGCCGATGTGGGAGAGATGCGAGATGCGGATCCCGCCAGGCACTTCTTTCCCGAAGCGGACGGTCGGGTCTTTGAAGAGCGTGACCCGCCGGCCAACCCAGACGGCGGCTTCGTCGCCCCAAGCGTTCATGAGGACGCGGAGCATGCCCAGCGGTGGGCGCCAGGCCCGGCCTTCCCCTTCGATGAGTTCGATGTCGTACTTTTGCTCGGCTGCACCGTTCTTCACCCCGGCGACGGTGAAGGTGCGTGGGCCCCCGGTGAAGTCGTCGGCGTTCCATTGGTCTGAGCGCGGCTCTGCGGTGATTTTCAAAGCTTCAACTCCAGTTCGAGGTAGTGGTCGATGCGTTCGGTGTCTGGCATGCCGGCGGTGGCGGTGAGGTAGTTGCTGACCATGGCGGCGGCGGTCTCCTCGAACTTGGCGGCGGCGTCGAGTATCGCGGCATGCCAGAGCGGGTCCGGGTAGACGCGTTTGGTCCAGAGCTTCATGCCGCCGCAGTAGCTGGTGTAGTCGATCCATGCCCGGCCGGAGACGAGTAGCCCGGTCTGGAGCTGGGCCATGTTCTCGGTTGGTACTTCGTCGGCCAGGACGGTCTTGAGCTGCGCTTTCTGTGCACGGCTCTTGATCTCGATGAGCCCGTCCTCGCCGACGAGCCCATCGGGGGAGTACCCGATCTTGAAGCCGTCGTAGTGGCGGACCATGAAGCCGAGCTCGGAGGCGGGTGCGTGGTGTTCGGAGTAGGCGGCCCGGGCGTATGGCTCGTCGAGGGTGCCGCGTTCCATGGCGCGGGACTGCTGCACGGGTTCGACGTGCCCGGTGATGCGTTCGGCGGCGAGGGTCATGATGAGGCCGAGGGCCGTTTCGCTGGTGACGTCGGCGGAGATGACCCTGTCGAGTTCCCGTGCGGCTGCTGCACGGGCTGGGTGGAGTGTTTTGAGCGGCCCGGGTGCGCGTTTCCCTGTGCACGGTTCCCCGGGCGTGGAACCGCATTCCGGGCACTCGGTTTCGATGGCGGTGGGTTGGCGGGAGGTGACGAGCTGGCCGATCACGGAGGCGGTGAGGATGCCGCACCGTTCCGCCAGCCACTCGTCGCTTCCTTGGGTGAGGTCTTCGAAGATTTGCAGGCTCATTGGTCCCCAATCTGGGCAATAAAAAACCGCCTATCCGGCGGTGGTTGTCTTTGGGTAATCAGTCGTTTTCGGTTCGCCGTGTATCGGTCAGGCACGAGGCCGGCCGCCTTTGTGGATGAGGGGCTTGGCGTCTTTGTGGCGGGTAACGCGGGAGCATTCCTGGCACTCGACGTAGCGGTTGAAGAGGGTCTCCAGCGCCACCGCATGCCAGCGTTGTCGCCCGGGCTTGTAGGTCATTGGTGTACCCCGCATGCCCGGCAGTAGCCGATGGTGTGGGACCGGTTGCGGATGCACTTCATGCGCCGGCGGATCAGGATGCGGGCGACGAGACGGTGGCCCCCGTTCATTTGCAGTCTCCTTCGTGACCTTCGTTGAGCCAGCAGCGGATTTCGTTGCGACCGTCCATGAGCCGTGTTGGGCAGGACCTGGGCGCCACGTCGGCACGCGGCAGAACTGTGATGCGGCGTGCGTCGTCGTAGGCCTTCATCCCGCGACGGAAGACCTCGTTATGCACGGCACGGACGTCACGCGGGGCAAGACGCGCTAGGAGGTTGAACGCGTGGATGTAGAGCCAGCGTCGGGCCGGCCTCATTCCTTTGCCCCTTCCGGGTCGATAGCGGCGGCACGGGCACGTTCCTTCGCGATGTCGCCAATGTTCCAGCCGATGTGGTTGTCCCACTCGCCACGGAGAATCTTGGCGTCCGCGTTCTGAAGCTCTTCCATCCGTACCGTTCGTCTGCCACCTGCTCCCCAGATGTCGAAGATGCTCCGAACGCCGGCAGCAGCAGCGTCGCGGACGGCTTCGGCGCGTTCCTGCAAGATCAGGGGCGCAAGAACAGCGGCCTGATGGTCTGATTGGTAGTCTTCGATCTGCCCGCACGTCCTACAACGCTGCTCGTAAACGCCAATGTCTGGCATGTGCTCGATGCCGGCGTGGCTTCCGACGCGGAGGGTGCTGACCCGGTGTTCTGCGAGTACCCGTGCGATGTCGGCGCTCATACCGTGCCACCCAGGGCTTCCGTGATGGCCTTGCGGAAGACTCCGGCGTAGTGCTTGTCGCCGGGTGCCAGCGTGTCGAGGTACTTGCACTCACGCTCCACGGCTTTCACGGCATTCAGCAGCTTGGCCCGATCGCGCTGTGCAACGCAGACCTTTGAGCCACACGGATCAGCCGAACTGCCATGCTCAGCGTCTACCCTCGCCTGGATGGTGTCGAGGTACTGGTCCGCGGCGGTCACAGGGCGGCCATCGAATCGAAGACAACGCGGACGGACTTGTGGTGCTTGATCAGTGATGCGCTGGAGTATCCGAAGTGCCCGCTCGTGCTGATCCAGCAAACTTCGTCCTCCGCTGACCGGACGGCACAAAAGCCTAAGACTTCGACGATGCTCCACGGGGCCAGCGCTTCCAACTCTTCGGCGGTGGTGATGGTGCGGGGTTTGAAGTGTTCCTCGGCGATGCTCACGACGTTGTGTGCGGCGTCGTCGGCATCCTGGTCGGTCACGATGGAGCCGAGGTCTACGATCAGGCTCAGCCGAACCTGGCGGACCAGTTCGTTGCGTTCGTTGGTGGTCATCGTGTCTCCAGCTGATCGAGTCCGCGGCCGACGGTGGCGAGCCATTCGCGGGCGGTTTCGATGTCCTCGAAGGTGATGTCGAGATCGTCATCGGAATCAGCGATGTTGACTGCTCCGTCGTGGCCGTTGAGGACGATGGGTTCGACGATGACGTCGTTGGCTGCTTCGTTGTAGATGATCATTGGGTCTCCTGCTGGGTGCGGATCTCGTACTTGTGTTCCCGGTGCCAGGCTTTCCGCTTGGTGCCGGAGGTGAGTTCGGGGGACAGCTCGCCGCAGGTGCATTTGGCCCGGCCAGTGCCTGCCGTGCCACCCCAGACCGAGTTGATCGGGCGGCCTTTCCAGTCGTGCGGCGCTCCCTCGTAGTGGAGTTCGTGTCCGGCGAGCCGGGTGCTGGTCTTGCTCATCGTGTCTCCTGTGCGTGTTGGGTTTCGAGGGTGGCGAGCCGGTGTCTGGCTGCGACGGCTTCCCGGTAGGCCTGTGCGGCGCGTTCTGTGGCATCGGCGGCGTCACGTCGGGCTTTCATGAGTTCCCGGTAACGGATCGCCGACTGGAGCGGCGGGGTGATCGACGCACCCGGAATCACTCGAACGCCTCTTCTGAGAAGGGGTGGATGGAGTCCGCATAGTCGTACCCAGGAAGGCCGCGCTCGGATGGATCTTTCGCGCCCTCGTTGTACTTGCGGTAGTAGCCGGTCTTGTTGCGCACTCGGGCGCGGCGCTGCCCCTCCACGCTTCGAACGGGCCATGCGGCGACACGGTGCCCTGTGGCTTCCTTGTGCTTGGTCGCCGCGTCCTCGTCCAGCACGGGGTTGCACCCCGCTGTGAGGCACCGCATGCGGCTCATTTGCCGGCCCCGAACTGGTAGTGCCGGCCGGGGATGAGTTGGGCGCCGAGGGCGTCGGTGATCCGGCGGCTGAACCGCCACGGCGACCGGCGACGGGGCTGGGTGATAGTAGTCAAGCTGTCCTTCTCTCGGTAGCAGCCAGAAGCTGGCGATAATTGCGGGTGATGCGGCGGGAAACCCTGAGCAGGATCCGGGCATCGAGTTCGGTAGGTTTGCCAGCATGCCGGCGGGCGATCGCTTCAAGGGACGCCACCGTGGCCTCAGCAGACGCGAGTGCGGCGGCGAGAACGGCGGGATCAATCACGGTCCCACCGCCCGTCCTTCCGCAGCTGGTCCGCGTAGTCGTCAGCCTCGTCCTGGGCCCGTGCGGCGAGGCACTCAGTGCACTCGTCACAGTCGCCGTCCTCGCACTGGTCGAAGTCGTCCGGCGGGGTCATGTTCTCGAAGTAGCGTTCGGCGGACGCGAACCCGGGCATGGTGCTCACAGAATCAGTCCTCTCAGTGCGTCGCGAGCAGCCTCAATGCCATCGCTGTATCCGTGGTCGTATGGGGTCTGCTGCTCACTGTCGCCGGTCGCAAGCCAGTCGATCTTGACCCCCAGTAGCTGTGCCAGACCTGCTGCTTCGTCAAGCCTCGGGGTGCGGCTATTCGCCTCGGTGCGGGAGACGGCCATCTGTGAGTAACCGCTCCACCCTGCGACTACCATGCGACGGGCAAGCTCAGACTGCGACCATCCAAGGTCTTCGCGCTTGCGGCGAAGGCGTTCTCCGATATAGCTCATGGCCCCTCGCATTCAACGCAGCCGGACGTCGGCCCGTGCATCAGGTGGTAGGCATCCAAACGGTCAAGGCGGCGGGCGCGCCGGTAAATAGGGGGCCCGGCGACGATCACAAACGCCAGGACTAGGACGAAGAAACCGTTGATCATTTGGTGACTCCTTCGAGCTTGCGGCGCCAGGTGCGGATTACCCCGTGCCGGCGGGTGGTGGTGTTACTAGTCGTGTAGCCGTCGGCCTCGATCAAGCCCAAGGCTTTGGCGGCCGTGAACGCTGCGCCAACATGGTTTGGGTGAGGTGCGGGCCGCATCTCACGGCGGAGATCGTCGGCCGTGACCAGCGACTGGGCATGAGCCAAACCCTCGATCGTGGCGACCGCATCAGCCGCCCAATTGACGTCTTCAAGAACTGCTGCTTTCACCGCTTACTCCTTCGGTAGGCGCTAATGTCTTCCTCGGCGCGCTGCTCACGGGCCCGGTCGATAATGAATGCGAGCTCGTCCGGGCTGATGGGGGAGTGCTTGACCTTCTGCCCGCCCGTAGGCCTGCCCTGTACCGGCTGCCTGCTGAGGTTCCGGCGGGTGCCGCGGCGGGCGCTCGTGTCGCTCATGCCGCCTCCGCAACCCGTCGGGCAGCTGCTGCTTCGTTCGCCTGCCGCAGGACGTTCGCGACCGCTTCCTCGCCGGTCGGATCCTGGTGTTGCAGCACGTACGCTTCCGCGTCCTCCTGCAACCAGCCCTCGCAGCGCTTCTCGAACCGCCGCGCAGACTTCTTCATCTGCGAGAACGTGAGCCCGAGGCCGTCTTCGTTGTTCTTACGCATCACAATGGGGAGCAAATTGGGCATAACGAATCGCCCTTTCTCCGGCAGTGAAACACCGGGTGAGGTGGAGATGGGGGGATGGTGCCCTGACTCGGGCGTAGGGTGGATCTGGCCGGCGCCTGGCGCTGCGGCTGGTACTGCTACTTGCTTGGCGGTTCTGCGGGGAGCTGGTCGAGCCAAGCGTCAAGGTCCGCGTGGCGGATGACTGCTTTGGTGTTCGCGTATCGTGCGAGCAGGTGTCCGTCGTATACGGCCTGCTTGATAGTGCGGATGGAGTAGCCGGTCTGCTGTGCGGCCTGCTCGTAGGTGTAGGCGATCTGGCTCATACCGCCGCCTCCATGAAGTCAGCGGGGAGGATAGCCGACGGTGCTACGTTGAGCGCTGCGGCGACTTTCCGGAGTTCTTCGACTGTGAAGCTGCGGGCGTCGGCTCGGTGCTGCTCGAGACTGCGCCGGAGTTTGGAGTACGAGAGTCCAGTATTTTCGGCGAGGGCCTTCCTGGTGACGCCCTTGACGATCATGGCGTGCATGATGCGGTCTGCGACGTCTGAGTCTGCCGCGTTGTTCACGTGGCGTGTTGTGGTGTTCATGTAGCCACCGTAAGTGTTCGTTCGGACAATCGCAAGTACGGCGCGTCGGCGTGTCTCAGTAGTCCGTTTCGAAAATCGAGTAGTCCGTTTGGGCAACAAAAGTTGCCGAAGGAGTTGTTAAGTTGTCCAAATGTAGTTAAGTTTGGACACATGAACACGTTTGAGGGACTCGAAGCAGCCATTGCCACCCAGATCAAGGTGGAGCTGGTCGAGCGGTCCATGGACCAGAAGGACCTTGCCGAGGCTATCGAGATCGAGCGGGCAACCCTGAATCGCTACATGACGGGCAAGCGCTCTATCCCGATGCCGACCTTCTTTCGAATCGCCGAAACCTTCGGCTTGAGCCCGCGTCAGCTCATGGAGCGCGCTGAGGCTCGACTTTCTCGATGAGTTCTGATGGGCGCACGCCGGCGAGCTCGGCAGCGGCCACCAGGTCGCGCACCGTCTCGATTTTCCTGGCTTCTGCGCCCATTCGTACCCCCGTTGTAAATTCGAATATCTGTTCGAGTGATCAACCCTATCGGCATCCGCCGACATTGTGAATGAGTACACCCTTATCCGTTAATTTAGCGCATTTACAGGGCCTCGCTGGTCGCTAGCAGGGGCGGAGCTGAGACTGTCCTGTGACTACATATGCGACGTCTCGGCTTGTATGGGACGTTTATGCAGGTCAGGGCGCAGTTCGGCCAATTTGTCGCTTAGATTGTTGCAATGCCCAGTGGTTCCGAGCCGACTCCCGGCGCATTCTCGCGAGCCGTGACAGCAGAGCTGCGAGGCGTCATGGGGCGCCACGGGATCAGCGCCAGGCAGGTTGCCGATGCTGCCAACCGCTCGCCTGGCTACGTGACGAAGCGGCTCCGCGACGAGGCATCGTTCACGACCCAAGACTTGGCCGACATATGCACGGGAATCAACCTCGATCTCCTTGCCCTGCTGGTGGCATCCGTCCGGGCCTCCAAGCGCCTCTGAGACGACAAAAAGCCCCCGCACTCCGGGATATGAGTGCGGGGGCTTTTCTGTACGTTAGCGAGGCTATGCGCTGCGATGCATTCCGGTGCGCGATTATGGGCAATGAGTACACGAACGAGTACACCCAGCAGGTTCCGGGCAAAGAAAAATCCCCCAGAACCGTTGAGTTCTAGGGGATTTTTTCGAGCTTCCTATCAGAATCGAACTGATGACCTTTTCATTACGAGTGAAACGCTCTACCGACTGAGCTAAGGAAGCACCGCGTGAGCCTCCGGCGGACCGGGCGGATCATGCAAGAGTCAACTGTAATGGAGGGTCCGCGCCCGGGTCAAAATGACCGGAACGGGCGCGGACACAGCCCCGGAAAGGACCTAGCAGACGGTGTTGTCCGCCGGGGTTTTGCCGTCCACGAGGTACCCGTCCACGGCGTTGCCGACGCAGCTGTTGGACCGGCCGTAGGCGGTGTGGCCCTCACCCTTCCAGGTCAGCAGCGAGGCCTTTCCCAGCTGCTTCCGCAGCGAACCGGCCCACTCCACCGGCGTCGCAGGGTCCCCGGTGGTGCCGATGACCACGATGTCCGTGGAGCCCTTGTACTGCACCGGCGCGGGGGTGCGCTGGCTCTTGTACGGCCAGTCCTTGCAGCTGGTGGCGCCGTAGGCGAAGTAGTAGCCCA